GTCTCCATTGAAGAGTTGGACACCATCTTCAATGATAGGGCTTCCAATGTTCTCACTGGCCAATCTCATATGAGTATGATTAGGGGTTCTTTCGCGAGTATCGTTACAGATAGTACGACCCACGAAGACGGCAACTCCCTCATCAGCTTCAAGGACAACTACCCCATTGTTAGCCAGTATGTGAACCCAATCCGAAGAATTGATCGTCTCAGTGTTACGATTAGAGATCAAACTGGTGCTACCATCAAAAACTCTTCGGATGATGGTGCCAACTTTTTAGTTTTTAGATTTGTGTGTAGAAAACCAAACTTGTAATTTTCTCCCTTTAAAGTAGTAATAAACATGTCTTCAGGTATTGTTCAATTAGTGGCAATCGGCGCTCAGGATGAGTACATCATGGGCAATCCGGAGATATCGTTTTTTAATTCCACGTTTAAAAGACACTCCAATTTTTCACAATCCGTCGAGAAGCAGACGATACGCGGGGATGTGAAAAATAATTCAATGTCAAGTGTTCAGATTGAAAGATCTGGTGATATGCTCGGCTACATTTACCTGACCATAGACGATACCAATCAAGCTGTAGACACGTCTCGTTGGGATCTTCTCATCGATAAGATTGAACTCCTCATTGGTGGTTCTGTCATTGATAGTCAGGACTCTATTTTCACCGAAAAAATTGCGATAGATACTTTTGCACAAAATGTTTCACGTTCCGCCATAGGTACACACCCAGGTGTTCATGCGCGTTCTTATTTTTACCCCCTTCGTTTCTTCTTTTGTGAAGGACCACAATGTGCCCTACCTCTCGTAGCCCTCAATTACCACAATGTTGAGTTGAGAATTCATTGGGGTTCACAAGCTGCCAACTACAACTTTGAAATGTATGCAAACTATTACTATCTAGACAATGAAGAGAGAGGCAATATTGCGACAAGACAGCATGATCTTCTCATCACCCAAGTTCAGAAAAATATTCCAAGTGGTGAGACTGTCCAGGATCTCATCTTCAATCACCCAGTAAAGTATCTCGCCTCTTCGGATACCACCGTAGACGGTGCTCTCACTTCACCAACGAATAAGGTTAAACTGAGTATCAATGGGGTTGAGTTGTCCAACTATAAATGGGGTAAACCCCACTTCATTGATGTGATGAACTATTATCACACAAACTTTGTAACCTCTCCAGACTTCTTCCTTTACTGTTTTTGTCTCATGACGAGTTCCCTGCAGCCCACGGGTACACTCAACTTTAGCCGAATAGAGTCAGCCAAACTCATGAGCGAAACTTTACCCATAAATGACCCAATATATGCAGTGAGTTATAATATCCTCAGAGTCCAAAATGGGATGGCAGGTCTACTTTACGCAAATTAATTTAGCCTCATATATTAAATGGTGAAGAACTTGCCGTCAGTAGAGAGATCTACCCAAATTAGGTTTGGTAAGAATGTACCTGATGCTACAGAACAAGCGGAAAATACCATTGTGTTCAACGCGAGTAATGTTTCATTTGATGTCAGTAATCCCGGTGCAGTATATTTATCCCCAGTTCGCGAAAGAATTGACTATTCAGATCCAAATGTTGTTCTCCTCATGTATGACAAAGTTACTAAAGAAATAACAGAATCTGGTGAATCTGCTACGGATATTATTGAACCATCTTTGGCAAGTGCAACACAATTTGGTAACGTTACTTCAAATACTACCGTTTTTACCGGTTCTGCACTAGATGCACAAAGTATAAGTATTATAACTTCTAATTCAGTTGGTGTAGTAAATACAGCCCCCCAAAACCATACACTCAGCGTCGGCTCTAATTTATATGTACATGATACAGGTTCAAATGTCCTCGTCGTTTCGGGTAATGTTGCAATTCTCAAGGATCTCGTGATTGACGGTAATCTTCGTGTAAATGGAGACACCAGTGTGATTTATACTGAAAACACATCTATCAAGGATGCTCTCATTGAACTCGGGACAAATAATGGAGTGAGTGATACAACACTTGATTTGGGTATTTTGATGCATAGACCTGATGCGTTATCAAATGTGGTCATTGGGTACCGAGAAGGTACCGATGAGTTTGCTTTGGCGTATACCGATGCAAAACCAACCGATAAAACGTTTACACCAAAAACCGACGAAGATATTAATGTCCACGTCTATGGCCTAACCCATGTAGATGCCAATATTTACGCACACGAAGATGTTCTCGTCACTGGTAACCTATATGTGTCTACGAACGTTTCTATTACCGAGGAATTGACTGTTAGCAACAACGTGTATGCTGATAAGGACCTTGAAGTTATGGGTAACGTCTACGTGGATGGAAATGTTGTGGCCTACAAGGATTTTACCTTAACTGGTAACGCCTATGTAAGTGGAAATGTCAATATTACAGAGGAATTGACTGTTAGCAACAACGTCTACGCCGACAAGGATCTTGAAGTTGTTGGCAACGTCTACGTGGATGGCAATGTGGTGGCCTACAAAGACTTTACCTTAACCGGCAATGCCTATGTCTCTGGAAATGTCACTATCACAGAAGAATTGACTATTAGTAATAATGTCTACGCCGATAAAGATCTTGAAGTTGTGGGTAATGTCTACGTAGATGGCAATGTGGTAGCCTATAAGGATTTCACTTTAACTGGAAACGCCTATGTCACTGGTAATGTGAGTATTACAGAGGAATTGACCATTAGTAATAATGTCTATGCCGACAAAGACCTTGAAGTCATGGGTAACACCTACGTGGATGGCAACGTCGTAGCCTACAAAGACTTTACCTTAACAGGCAATGCATATGTAAGTGGTAATGTCAATGTGACAAAACAACTCTCGGTGACTGGCAATGCCTATGTCTCTGGAAATGTTGAAGTGACTGAGTCCCTAATTGTGAGTGCCAACACCCACCTTGAGGGTGACAATGTCTTTATCACCCACACAATGGACTTTTTGGACCCCACAACTGCCATAGTGACTGATCAAATCTCCAACGTCCAAATCCGTTTGGGTCAATTGGAGAATGTTGCTAATACGGTCTCAAATCCACTCATAAATCAAGTACTTACCTATGATCAAGACAATAGTGAGTGGTCTAACGCATACCCCGATCAGACAATCGTTTTGGTTAAGAATACTTCCGGCGTGCCTATGACAAGAGGTCAAGCAGTTCATGTTACTGGTTCTAATGGAAATAACATGTTTCAGGTTGAATTGGCAGATGCTTCCGATGCCTCTAAGATGCCCGCAATCGGTATTATTTATGAAGATATACCAATTAATGGAGAGGGTGCCGCTGTTACATTTGGTAGAGCTAACGGAATTAGTGGAATATCTGGTTTTACAAATGGGGACACACTTTATGTTGCAAGTGGTACTCCAGGTGGTTTAACAAATGTAAAACCTTATGGCGTTGATCTTGATCTCATTCAAAATATTGGTGTCGTTGTTAATAACAGTTCGGGTGTCGTGTTCGTGACAGGTATTGGTCGCGCGAATGATATTCCAAATGCAAGGATTATCACAGACTACAATGACATGCAATATGTCTATGTAAATAGCGAAAACAATGATCTTAAGAAGATTGCTTCCGAAAACCTGAACATTCCACTCACAACAGCTGTGAGTAGTTCAAGTAATTCCGCGGCAAATGCGGTGACCCTCCGAGGTGTGAGTGTGACCTCCGGTGATGGTTTCCATGGTGACCTTGTGGTTGCTGGAAATGTAACCGTTGATTCTACAACCCTTCATGTGGACGCGGAGACCAACAGGGTTGGTTTGGGAACTGTGCGACCCGGGCAACTTCTAGATGTGAGAGGTGCCGCGAATGTTGGTGTTCTTACCGCGACGAGTGGTACCGTTACCGACGCTACACACTCCACCACCAAAGATACCGGTGTTCTCGTATTGACCAGAGGTGGCCTAGGTGTTGAGGCCAACATCCACTCAACAAACGTTTTTGCGGCTTCCCATATCGCTGTGGGTACTTCGGCGACTTCTAACACTTTTGATGTTCGGGGTACAGCCAATGTTGGAGCACTTGTCGCTACATCTACACATATTTCGGACGCGACAGAGTCTATTTCTACAACCACTGGTGCCCTTAAGGTGACTGGTGGTGTCGGGATCCAAAAGGATCTCTATGCGAGGGATGGTCACTTCTCCACAGATGTGAGTGTTGGATCTCTCACAAATAAGTATATTCCATACGCCAATGCGAGTAAGATTTTGACAGATTCTCAAATTTCACAAGAAGCTGATGGAACTGTCGTGATTTCAAATGATGTTGAAATTTCGGGTAGTCTACTTGTCAGTGGTGAATCATTTGAAGTGAGTTCGGGACAACTCATTGTCCAAGATCGTATTATTGATATCGCCAATAACAATCCAGATCACGATTTGGATATTGGTATCCTTATGGAACACCCTGGACACAACATTGGTCTCATTCACCACCCAGAGGACTACTTTGCCATGGGTTATACCCAAAATGGGTACAGTGATACACACATCCTCCGTGACTACTCTAACGAGTTTACTCTAAATGTTTGGGGATATGTCACTACACAAAATACGGTCACCATTGAACATAATGACCTCTACGTCAAAGACGGTCTCATAGGTGTGAACACAGATTCTCCACTCGCAGATCTTCATGTAGTGGGTAACGCCTATGTGACTTCAAACTTACAAGTTGGAGGGGATGCAGATTTGTATGTAGATACTGCGCGTAGTAGTGTAGGTCTGGGAACAAACGCACCCGTGGCTACTTTAGATGTACGCGGTAATGTCTACATGAGCTCCAATTTGGCTGTGAACGGTACAGACTTGTATGTTGATACAACTCTAAACAGGGTTGGTATTAGAACTCAGTCCCCAGGTTACAATTTGGATGTGAGAGGTACAGCTAATGTAGGCACACTAACCACCACAAGTGGAACAGTGACGGACGCGACACCTTCATCTTCAAAGGACACGGGTGTCCTCGTATTGACACAAGGTGGTCTCGGTGTTGAAGCCAACATTCACTCTACAAATGTGTTTGCAGTGTCTCACATAGGGGTGGGTGTTACTGATGGATCTACAACAAAGGCTCTAGATGTGAGAGGTACAGCCAATGTGGGGGCTTTCACGACTACGAGTGTGGCAATTTCAGATGCAACACCATCTACAGATCAAAACAGTGGTGCTCTCATCGTTCAAAACGGTGGTGTAGGTATTGAGGAGAACCTAAATGTTGGGGGAGTAACCAAGGTTTGGGATGGTACAAATGCAACTGATACAACTACAGGTGCCTTACAAGTTGTGGGTGGCCTTGGGGTTGCTAAGACTGTCTTTGCGGCTGATATGTCATCTGGGAGTGTTGACGTGACAGACGCGACTGGGTCTACAAGCACGATTACGGGTGCCCTCACAGTTGGTGGTGGTGTGGGTGTGGTAGAGAACCTATTCGTTGGGGGAACGGGTAAGATTGAAAATGACACGGATGCTACCACGACAACAAGTGGAGCCTTACAGGTCGTGGGTGGCCTCGGGGTTGCTAAGACTGTCTTTGCAGCGGACCTGTCATCTGGAAGTGTTGACGTGACAGACGCGACTGGGTCTACAAGCACGAGTACGGGTGCCCTCACAGTTGGTGGTGGTGTGGGTGTGGTAGAGAACCTATTCGTTGGGGGAACGGGCAAGATTGAAGATACCACAGATGCTACCACGACAACGAGTGGAGCCTTACAAGTTGTAGGTGGCCTCGGGGTTGCTAAAACAATCTTCGCGGCTGATATGTCATCTGGGAGTGTTGATGTCACGGATGCAACTGGGTCTACAACTACAACCACTGGTGCCCTTACAGTCGGTGGTGGTGTGGGTGTGGTAGAAAACCTATTCGTCGGGGGAACAGGCAAGATTGAAAATGACACGGATGCTACCACGACAACGACAGGTGCCTTACAGGTTGTGGGTGGCCTCGGTGTTGCCAAGACTGTCTTTGCGGCTGATATGTCATCTGGAAGTGTTAACGTCACGGATGCAACTATATCTGAAAATACAACCACCGGTGCTCTACAAGTTGCGGGTGGTGTCGGTGTGGCTAATAATGTTCATGTCGGTAATGATGTATACATCGGTTCAAACTTGAATGTTGATACAACCACCTTGCACGTAGATTCAGTGTCAAATAGGGTGGGTATTGGAAAAACAAACCCAGGTTTCACCCTAGATGTCGTAGGTGACATTAACTTCAGTGGGGACCTATATGAAGATGGCCTTCAATTTATTAGTTCACCATGGGAGATTGAATCGTCTCCCACCGCATTGAGTTATGAAGATGGAAACGTAGGGATCGGAGCTGCAAACCCAGATTCTAAGCTATATGTAACAGGAAATGTATATGTGACAACTAATGTACACGCTTCAAATGTTTACATTGCAGGTGGTCTCATCACCAATACTGATCAAGTGCGGAAAAAAACATACTCCTATTCAGGTGATTTGAGTACGGTAAATACAACGGAAGCTACGATCAAAATTAACTTTACAAACCATGTATTTTACTCAAAAATTGTTGCACATCTCGTAGAAGGTACAGCTAGTGAAGTGAGTACCATAACGTTTGAATGTAGTGGTGGAGATTGGAATGGTGGAACCCCCAGTAAAAATATAGGTTTAGGTGGCGTTAGTGTATTTGGTAATTCAACCGCAAATCCCTGGGACTCTTCGGTAACCACGGCAGCCACTTCGGTATCATTCAAACCAACAGAAACCATGGCATCTGCTGGTAACTATAATGTTTTCATAGAATACATATCTCAGAGTGGTTCGGGTATGGTTTCAACGATTGAAGAAGGTACTGGTGGTGCTGTGATAACATTCAATTATTAAACATATTTCAAAACTCCAATACACATAATTTTTTCGAGTGAAACCCAGTCAAAAAAATTATAGGTTAATAGCAGTAATAAATGTCTAGTGAATTGACTAACATTCAAGTATTTTCGGGTGATGTCAAGGTGACAGATGGTCTTAGGGTAGATACGTCAATATTGGCTACCACATCCGATACTAATAGGGTCGGTATAAACCAGGCATCTCCATCTACTACATTAGACGTGGGTGGCAATGTTCACACGACTTCCAATCTAACCGTGGGAACTACCCTTTTCCATGTGGATTCTACAAACAAGAGAGTTGGTATAGGGACAACGCAACCCACGAGAGATTTTGAGGCTTTTCCCAATGAAAACAATAAATTCGCTGTTATAGGACGCGCCATAATGGGTAGATCTACTACATACCCCGCATTCGGACATATAGACCAATTGGGTGCAGATGGAGATCACTACGCCTTCATGCAAGATAATACCAACGGGGATACATATTTTAACAGTGGGACGAATGGACAATTATTTTTCACAACTAAGAATACCGGTACGGCAACATATAGAAACGGTAAGTTTCGTATAGGAAGCATCAGTGAACCCTCTCACAAATTTCAAACATCGGGTAATTCTAAAGCTATGAAATGGAATATACCGTATATTTCCTTGCATTCCCCCTCTGCGAGTTATGGTGCTAACAACTTTCATGCTTTGGGTGCGGCGGGCACTTATCAAAAACTTAGATTTTACGAAGCTCGTCTAAACAATATCCTAACTTACAGCCGCGATGGAACGGAAAGTGTCACCATCCCAAGTGGGTATGAGGGGTGGTATCGTATACATGCACATTGCAACCTTGCAACAGGGGATACTCAATCTAGAGGTGTTAGGTTTTCGATTTACAATAGAAGCACTGTAATTGCTTCTATAGAAACCAATGTAAATTGGAGGTTTAGTACCACGTACACTGGACTGTATGTAACCGGTACTTTTCAATTGGATGTTGGGGATGTAATTAATGCAGGTATAACGCCCGATAAAACGGGTTTTACTGGAATTCATTACCCAAATTCCTTTATGACGATGTTTATGATAAACGCAGTTTCTATTTAGTATAATTTTATAGTGTACTAATAATACATGGCGACAACCAATATACAAACGTTTCCAGGAGATGTCACCGTAACATCCAACTTGACCGTGAATACAAACACACTTCATGTAGACTCTGTAGCAGGGCGTGTGGGGTTAGGTACCACACTTCCATCAAAAACTTTAGACGTGGTGGGCACAGGAAAAATATCGTCAAATTTGAACGTCGGTACAGACGCGTTTCATGTAGATACGGAGACACAGAGAATAGGTATAGGCACTACTAGACCAACTGAAGTGATGGAAGTTAAACCTAATCAGACCAGTGGTTTAGTATCGGCGAGATTCGGTAACCTAGTTGTATTTAACACCGATGACATAGCTCGTATGGCAGCTGAAAATTACGCTAATAGTACAGACACTGGGTTATTCCAAGAAGCAAACGATGCCGGTAGGCATACATCCCTCAATTGCCCAACAGGTAGAAGTGTAATTCTCAGGTCACAAAATCAGTCCGGTTCGATGGAGTCTGTATTTAAAGGAGGTAGATTTGGTGTGGGAACGAATGCACCACTCTGTGAACTCGATGTCAACGGTGAAATACGTCAAGACGGGCTACCTTATATATGGGGTAGGGGTAAGTCTGGTTTCAGTGATGCCGCTGGTGATATTTATCTAGATGGTCTCGGTAGTAATATTTTGTCCCGTACGGGTACCAAAATAAACATCCCATCTGGATACAATGGTATTTATCACGTTTCTCTGTTAGCGAGTGCACACAGTCCATCAACTAGTTACGAGAGTCGTGGTTACGCTACCCTCGCGGTAAGAACACGCGGTAATACGGAGACCACGTTTGGTAACGCCGGTAATAATATAGACAATGTAAGCGGTTCTAGTTACAGGCAAAATCACCTTGATCAGTTAATAGATTGCGAGGGAGGTGATACCATACATTTTATAATGTCTGATTGGGGTGGTAGTACTGAAATTCACGACCCTAATACATTTTGGTACGTAAGAATGATATGTCCAACATAATTTTGTTAGATATTAATAGTAAATGGATTCACAAACAAAGCTTCAAGTGTTTTCAGGGGATGTTGAAGTGACTTCAAATCTCGTGGTTGATACAAACACACTTCACGTGGATACCATAGGTAACCGTGTTGGAATCGGTAGTACACAACCCAATTCAGATTTAGAAGTTTCTGGTACATTATCCATATCCGGTAACTTTGATGTTGGTACGGTGAGTAATCTGTCAGTTGACGTTACGAATAGTCGCGTGGGTATAGGTGGAGCAGCGTCATCTAGGACATTGGAAGTTCACCCGGATACGGATGTGACAGCCATCATCGGGTGTACCAGAATTGGATATATGGATAACGATGTTGATCATGCCGCGTTCGGTCATATCGATAATACAGGTACAAACCAATGGGCTTTGCTACAGGCCAGTGGTGGTACTACCCTCATAAATAACGTCGGGAACAGAACGGAGATACGAGAAGCCGGGACTACAAAACATATCATCGAGGGTACAACGTCGTCAGACGTAAAAATTGGAATTAATACTAATACTGTAAATTCCTCTCACCCCGTATACATTAACGGTCTCGTAAGACAGAATCTTCCAGCCATGGGAAATTACGTTACTAGTGCCGTACGAGGTCACAACGCAAACACAGAATACTACCCCTATGATTGGAATGGTTTTACGGTAAATAATCGTTTCACAACTGACGACAATGACACTTCTTTCGTGTTCCCCGTGAAAGGTATATACGAAATCACCTACACTATGACCACTTATGATACAGGTGGTAGCTCACGTGGGTATGATATATATATCTATAAAAATGGATCGGTATGGACACAGGCGAGTGTGGGTACATTTTCAACGAATGGATACTTCTATTTCAATACAAACACCTACCAACAACATGCCCAATCACTTTATGGTGAATTTGAAGCAGATGATAAGATAGCTACCTACGTGGAGCCTGATGAATCAGAAGGTATTTTCTATCACACCCAAATATATGCCTACTTGGTGCAGCCAACATAACATTTTTTTTTGTACAGCAACTATATATGCCAACGTTTAGACGAAGTGGATTATGTAACTTTGACGAGTTATATCATTTCACTATGATAAAATTAAGACACCAATGTACCCGTAGCACGCTAAACATGGAAAATACAGACTCGGTATATGATAAGATACAAACATTCACGAATGTAGATGGGGTGGAGGTTGACAATACCCCAACACGTGAAGAGTGGGATGCGGCGATGAATGAATACGTCACAAATTTAGTGAGAGAATTGAGAAACAGAAAACTAAAAGATACTGATAGATACGCACTTCCAGATTTCCCTCATGTTTCAGAAGAAAAGAGACAGGAATGGGTGGCTTATCGCAGTACTTTACGTAATTATATGAGTACTTTTACATTTGATGTACCAGAACATGGTTGTATAGATACAAATGACATAATATTCCCAGAACCACCGAGTCCGTAGAAAACATTCAATTTTATACACAAGTGAACTTAAAAAAAACTCTCACTATAATATAAAATGTCTGGTGGTATTGCCCAACTCGTCGCTGTCGGTGCTCAGGATGCCCACCTCGTCGGCTCGCCCGAAATCAGCTTTTTTCGCTCTACCTACAAGCGTCATACTAATTTCTCCCAAACCGTGGAACGTCAAGTGATCCAGGGTAACGTCTCCAACAACGGTATGTCTACCGTGCGCTTCGAGCGTAAAGGTGACCTTCTCAACTATGTTTACTTTGTTCCTAACAATGGTCTCAAAACCCAAGCCGTGGCGGATTGGACCACGATGATTTCCAAGGTCGAATTACTAATTGGTGGTCAGGTGATTGATGAGCAGGACTCTACCTACTCTACTCTCATCGCCCCCACCCTTTCGGCGACCTCTTCCTCCAAGTCCGTCGCGGGTGGTCTCTACACTGGTGCCGCCTCCGAGAGCTTCTACCCTCTCCGCTTCGCCTTCTGTGAGAACTGGCAGACTGCCCTTCCACTTATTGCCCTCCAGTATCACGATGTGGAGCTTCGCATCACTTGGGGTTCTGCGGCGGCTGATAACAGCTTCAAGTGGGACATCTACGCGAACTACGCGTTTCTTGACACCAACGAGCGTGATTACTTCGCCTCTACCCCCCAGAATATGATCATCACCCAGGTGCAGAAGGCCACTGCCTCTCGTGCCAAGATCCAGGAGCTCAACTTCAACCATCCCATCAAGTACCTCGCGGCTGCTAACGCCTCTGGTGTGAACATCCTGGCTGATGACGGTACCTACGATAACAAGGTTAAGCTTCAGATCAACGGTACCGACGTTGCTGACTACAAGTTTGCCAACCCCAACTTCAACACCGTGCCTCTCTACTACCACACCACGAACTCGGGTTCCGCGGTCGCTTCTCCCACTGTTGAGAAACTCTTCGTGTACCCATTTTGCCTTGAGACTGGTAAGATTCAGCCCACAGGTACCCTCAACTTTTCCCGCCTCGACACCGCTCGTATCGTGAACGATCGCCAGGATTCCAATGATGACATCTACGCGGTCAACTATAACGTTCTCCGTATTGAGAATGGTATGGGTGGACTTTTATATTCTAACTAAATAATAACACACACATGTGGAAACTTATTTTCCTCATCGCCATCGTATTTGTATTGACGTATGATCCTAAATCCAGGACACTCGAGAAGTTTGTTGGTCAGCCTACAGCGCCGATCCAGAAGTCTTGTGAAGATGCGCATTACCAATCCGTCCAGTTTGCCCAGAGCCCCTATGAATGTCCAACTCCAGGAAGGACTCAAATGGGTGTAATTACTTAAAAAGAAGACCTCTATTTACTGTATAATGATTCCAATGGACCGTGAAACCCTTATGATGGTGGCTACTATTGTAGCTATCGCTGGTGTTATCTTCCTCTTTAGGGAGATGAACAAACAGAAGCAAGATGTTGATAACCTCAAGAACTTCTCGGCCCAACTCATCCAAAAGTTGAGCACCCCAATGCCCATGCCCAGTCCCGCACCTCAAGTTGAACCCACGGATGAAGAGGAGGTTACTGAAGAAAAGAAGGAGGAATAAACATATCCGGATATTATAACTTGCGAATGCGCAATGAAAAAATACAAAGCTATAGCGATACCGGTCAGTTTTACTGACGAAAAACCCCGGTTCCTCACAGTTAGGGATCGGAGATTTAAGGATTGGATTTTTGTCACAGGCGGGTGCAGAAGGAGGGAGATATTCAATCCCATTAGATGTGCCCTTAGGGAATTAGAGGAGGAAACCCGTGGTGTAGTCTCATTGAAAAGTGGGGAATACACAGAGTTTAAGTTTACAGTGAAGGAGAGTCCTACGGTGGATTTGGAATACAACGTATTTGTATTCTTCGTTGACTACAGTAGAAGTCAACAAAACTCTTTAGTTAAGAAGTTTTATGATGAGAAGCAGAAGATGAATCTGAGAAAGATTCAGAAGTTACCCATAAAGAAGACGTACGATGAAAATGATTACATGAGTTTTGACACTCTAGAAGAGTTTAACACACGTAAACAGTGGAATCTCATAATTGAAAATGTTGTGAGGAATCCAAAGTTTTATTCGTGTGTAAGTTCCCTCAATAGAAAAACCTTTTCTATTAAGTAGAATGAAGTCCAAGGCTTACATTTTAATGCAGATTGGAGATCTCCTCGTGAAGAATAGAGGTCTCTGTGATGAAGAGGTGGAAGAGTGGATCAGGGAAAATGAAGGTAAAACCGTATATGAACTTTTAACACTAAAAAAAGAACTCTCTCAAAGCCGGGAGTACCAAGATGTATCTTGTGTGAGATGGTTTAGAGAAGAGACGCAATAATAAGGTATGTTTAAAAAGTGGTGCAGTCAAAATAATTTTAACAATGCAACCAATCTATCGCATGTGCTCATGGACGGCGGTGTCCTTTCTGTGCCATTCGATAAATTGAATGACTTCTATGAAAAGTACATAGAAGCTGTCAAGAAGGGTGAGAAACTCTACGTGGTTGAACAGAAGACGGAGACGTACAATTTCTTCGTTGATATTGACTATAAGGACGAGAGAGCCTTAACCCTAGAGGAGATTCAAGACATCTGTAAAGTCATCTGTGACAAAGTGAAACGCCACGGTGGTAAAGAGTGTCTCATCTCTATTTCACCTCCTAAAAAAGCGGGTACCCTCGTAAAAACGGGTGTACATCTCAACTGGCCAGGTTTTGTTGTAGATCAGGGTTCAGCTTTGGCGTTGAGAGAACATATATTAGTGGCACTCTCAAAGGCAAAAGGTGTGATGGATTGGAATGAGATTGTGGATTTGGCAGTGTACGGTGACATTAGGAGAAAGTCTAAAGGGAGTGGATTTCGTATGCCGTGGTCCCACAAGATGGCTAAGCATCAACTGTGTGGTGGTCAGGGTTGTGAAGAGTGTGGTCGTACGGGTAAAATCGTTCAGGTTGCTTATCTCCCCGTTTTCATGTATAAACATGGACCTTTGAGCACCCTTCTCAAGATTGATCAGCAACCGAATATTGATATCCTCAAGATGTCCGCTATACGAACAAATGAACCTCAACACATAACTGTAGAACCCCCTTCTAAAGTTATCAAGGAGGGTACATTTACAGATACACAGACAAAGGATGAGGTTCAAAACGATGAACTCCGGGGTCATATAGAGGAATTCATCCAGAAGAATATGGAGGGGCAACGTATATCAGTGGTGACAAAGATATTCAAACATAAGGAGACGTACCTCATTTCAACCAATTCCAAATATTGTGAAAACCTAAAGAGACCCCATAGTTCAAACCATGTGTGGTTTCATATCAGTGGTTCCGTGATTGCTCAAAAATGTTTCTGTAGATGTGAGACTATTAGGGGTAGGAGGGATGGTTTTTGTAAAGACTTCTATGGTCGTAAACATCAACTACCCATCAAAATAGTTGAAAAAATGTACCCAAAAAAGGAGGACCTCAAGAAGTGTCCCGAAATTAAAAAGTTTGAAGAAAAGCCTCAAATCAAACAAACCGATGTGAAGAAACCGTTGGAATCATTTATGCATAGATGTATGAAATGTCCAGAAGACACACGTGTCGTGAGTATCTCGCGACAGAAAAATACATTGTCGGTTTTAACGACTGCTACGTATTGTGAAACTATTAAAGGTGAGCATGAGGGGTGCACGATGTCATATGTCATAAAAGGAACCAAGATAACACAAAAATGTCCGGTTTGTAAAAAGAGTACAGCAAGAACCTATGAGTTGAGTGGTAGTGTCAAACAGGGACTCAAACCGACACCCTAGATACAAATATTAAGTTTCATCAAAAGATACTTAAAAAACAAGAGTCTTTATGTATATAATGGTACAGACGCGTACTCGCACCGGTAGAAACATAAAGAAGCCTGAGCTTTACACTCCAGAAGAGACTGTTTTGGAAGATGACTATACATTAGAAGAGCATGATTCCGATTTTGGATCCGACCTTGATACAGAAGATGAACTGTATTCCGATGATGACAGTGAGGACGATGAAGACGATGGAAGTCTCAAGGATTTCATCGTAGATGACGATGAGGAAAGCGAGGAAGAAGACACTTAAAAAAAACAATGTCTATATAAAAAATGGAGACTGATATAGGAAATCCAATTGATTACGATCCAACTATGGATCCTCTCAATAAGAATGAAGAGAAACATGAAGATAGTACACCTATAAATGATACAATGGTCCATGACCAATCATACTATGTTCATCCTTCGGAAATGATGTATCACCCACAACAACCGGAGAAAAACGATTTTTTATCCAACGTTGACAAGTCTACCTGGATCATAGCCTTTGCCGTGTTCTTATTGGGCTTTTTCATGGGGAAAACCATGCAACCTGTTATTCTTAAGTACGCTTAATTTCGTTTAAACGTCTCTGTAATTTTTGTTCTCTCGTTTCATCTGGAACTTCTATTTTACCGCTCTCATGAGGGAATCCGTATAACCACTGGTCATCAGAAACACTTGAGTATGGTTCAAATGACCCAATATCACCATAGACGGGTTGTAATTCACCTGTTATATCACGATCCATGACCTGAGTGGGATATCTCGGCATTATGAACGCATCCCTAGTATCCTCAATAAAACCCTTTGCTGTACTCACTTTGTTTTTTGAATTGAAGTCAATATTGAATTTTAAATACGGTTCAAAAAACAAAACGAAGAATATACTCGTCAAAATGATAGTAACAACTATTTTCCACATTTGTTTACT